ATGTTAAACGATCTAAAAATCAAACGATTAAAACCAACTGAAAAAGTCTTTCGTGTTGCAGATCATTCAGGATTATGTTTAGAAGTCCGCCCATCTGGTGGCAAGTACTGGCGTTTCAGATACCGGTACCTTACTAAAGCAAATATGCTGACCATAGGTCAATATCCTGAGGTAAGTTTAGCAGAAGCGCGCTTAAAAACTCTAGAATTTAGAAAACAATTAGCTAATGGCGTGGATCCTTCCAGTTATCAACAAGAAGAACTTTTAAAAGCGATTCAGGCTAATAGTGGTACCTTTAGTTTAGTTGCATCTGAATATTTAGAAACTAAAACTGGACAACAATCCGAAGAATGGTTTACGCGCCGCAATAGTTACTATAAAAAAGACATCTTTCCTATTATTGGTAACAAGCCAATTCATGAAGTAGATTCAATTGATATTAAAAATGTCCTTGATAACACCATGGCCAGAATTAGAAAATCAGGGAAAGGCACTGGTGAGACGAAAGGTATTTTTGTAAGGCAGCTTATTGGCGAAGTAATGTCTTATGCAATTATCACTAAACGCATTTCAATTGACCCAACATATGCTTTAAGAGGTTATATAAAGCTTCCTGAAGTCACACATGCTAGACCTTTAACCAGTACTGAGAAAAAAGAGTTATTCCCTAAGTTAAATGCTTATGGTGGCTCTAAGAGTACTGTTAACGCTATCAAAGCTGCTGCTTATACGTGGTTAAGATCAATTGAAATTAGACGTGGGAGAAAAGAATTTATTAATTTTGAAGATAGGACTTGGACTATCCCCGCTGTAACAAGGGCTGATATCTTAGCTGGCAAACGTAATATGAAAAAAAATAGAATGCATATTGTGCCTTTATCAGAACAAATTATTGAAATCATAAAAGAACAATTTGAATTATATCCAAATAGCGAATATATATTCCCTGGTGAAGATGGGGATATGATCGGAAAAACTACACTAAATACAGCATTAGATAATTTGGATATTGATTTTACTATGCATAGCTTAAGAGCTACAGCATCAACCATAGCAAATGAAAATGGCTTTAATCCAGATTGGGTGGAATTACAATTGGCCCATTCTGCAGAAGATAAAACACGTGCCTCTTATAACCATGCACAATGGCTAAATGACCGCAGACAAATGATGCAATGGTGGGCAGATCATGTAGATAGTTGGTCTAATTAAATAAAGAAATTTAGTTTTTAAAATCGTACCGCTTAACTATTAACAGCATAATGAGCAAAACAGGAATATAAAGATATGTCTCTCCATGATGAATACGAAAGATTATTTCACTCTCAAAATCTAATTAACAAGAAGATTGAAGCTTTAAGCGTATTTCAAAAAGATAACCCGGCAGCAAAAGCTATGGAGAAATTCACTAAAAATAATAATGAATATTTAAATTTTTATAATCTCTATAATTCAAATTTAATTTTAGAGTTAAATAAATGGAATAAGTTGATTAATCATGAAATTTTCAAGGATTCATCTATAAGTAAGAATCAACTTCCAAATTATTTACAAATATTTAAAGAACAAAATAGTTCTCTTTATAATTTATTTGAAAAACAGGAATTTATTGAAAATTTCCTTAAAACATTTATCAATGAAAAAACTAATAATTTTGAAGGGGGATCAGAACCTCAAGAGGCTGATATAAATGTTTTTGGCGAAATGATTAGGCAAGAGGTCGAAATTCAAGCTGGCTCATATCAAGATGATTCTAACTTTGATTCTGTGATACTAGTAAATGGAATACTTCATATTTTATTTTTTGTATGTTTAATATATGTGACACATTTAGATCAATTTAGTGATTTCCAAGAGGCAGTGGAATTTTATATAAACAGTATTGAGTGTAAAGGCGTTACTAAATCAGAAGTAGATTTAAGATCAGCACCGAATGTTGCTAGTGAACTTATTTTAACTATTCCCAAAGATAGTGGATTAAAAATCTATAATGAATCTCAAAATGGTTGGGTGAAAGTAAAGGTAAATCTTAATGGACTTGATTTTGAAGGTTATATCTCAGAGGATTCTATACATAGGATAGATTGAATAAAAAAATTACACCAAAATTTTATTTAACACTTTCAGAATATGGATAGAGAATAATTTATTATATAGGAATGAAAAAATGTGCTCAAACTACGAACCAATTGCTAAAGATAGAATTCACTTGTTGGATCTGTTTGAGCCAACATTTGAATATAAGTCTCATATATTTCCTAACTATGAAGCTCCCCTATTGTTCTCAAAAAAAGAACAAATGGAATGGCGTTTAGCTAGATTTGGCCTAGTAGCCCCTTGGGTTAAAGATCTTAAAAAGGTACACAATACTTATAACGCAAGAACAGAGACAGTTCACGAAAAGCCTAGTTTTCGAAATGCATGGAAGAAAAACCAATTCTGTTTAATTCCTGCTGATGTGATTTTCGAGCCAAAATATATTAATAACAAGCCAGAGTGGTGGGGAATTTATCGCAAAGATGATATGCCTTTCACAATTGCTGGCATTTATGAATATGCAGAAGTTAACGGTGAAGAAATCAGATCTATGAGCATGCTCACAATTAATTCTGACCATCACCCTTTCATGAAGCAATTCCACGCTCCTACTGATGAAAAGCGCTCTATTATTGTTATTCCTCCTGAATTAAGGAGTGACTGGCTTCATTGTAAGCATGAGGAAGCAAAGGAATTTTTCATAGATATTCCTGCAGATGAATTTACCGCTCAACCTCGATCAGAACTGAAGAATTTCCGACCAAATGCACAATAATGAGCGACAAGTTACGACTAGTCATTATTTATCCACAACTTTTTAAATTTGAATTTAAGCTCATCTCTAGAATATCATCTTGAATATGTTACGTATTCAAGTTAGGGGAAGCACATGAGCGAAATTGTACCGTCCATCATCCAGATAAAGCCTTATCTTACTCAAGGTATTGTTTTATCTGAGGCCTTATCAATCAAACAAGTTGTACCATCAACTCATCTGCTCATCCCTTACGCATTAGATAAAATCAATGCAGGTTTCCCTTCTCCAGCTCAGGATTACATCGATAAAGCACTCGATATGAATGAGCACTTAATTAAAAATGAAACTGCTACGTTTATCGTCAAAGTTGCTTCGCTTTCGATGCTTAATGCTGGCATTGATATTGATGACGAGCTAATTGTTGATCGTAGCTTAGATGCAAAACACGGCGATATTGTTGTTGCACTAATCGATAATGAATTTACCGTAAAGCGGTTAATGATCGATGAAACAGGCCAATGGCTGAAAGCAGAAAATCCAGATTATAAAGATATTCACCTTCTGGATGGCCAAGAGTTACTTATCTGGGGTGTTGTCACTTGCATTATTAAAATGATAAGAAAATCATGAAACATGAGAATAAAGTCTTTTTTCTCATAGACGTTAATAATATGTACGTCTCATGTGAGAGAGTCTTTGATCCAAGTTTGAACAATAAACCCGTTATTGTATTGTCAAATAACGATGGCTGCGCCGTGGCGCGTAGCAACGAGGCAAAATCCTTAAATATAAAAATGGGTGTGCCTCTTTTTCAAATTAAATATATTGTTCAGCAACATAACGTAATCGTTCTTTCAAGCAATTATTCAATGTACGCTGAAATGTCACGGCGCTTTCATAAAATCCTAGCTTCATACGTAACTGATGAAGAAGTCGAGCCTTACTCAATCGATGAATGTTTTGTTGATTTCAGTGCATATGAAAAAAATTTTGATTTAGAGAAAGTTGGCCAGCAAATGCGGCAGCAAATATGGAAATGGTTGGGCCTTCCCGTGTGTGTTGGTATTGGTAGAAGTAAAACCGAGTCGAAGATTGCAAATCATATTGCAAAGAAAAACCCGGGCTTTAATAGTGTTTGTGATTTGGTAAACATGGACCCATGCAATAAAGAATATTATTTTTCTTTAATTGACGTGTCAGAAGTTTGGGGCGTTGGTCGGAAGCATTCCAAAAAATTGCAAAGCATGGGAATTAATACGGTACTTGACCTGGCTTGTGCTGAACCTAGAGAGATGCAAAAGAAATTCTCGATTGTGATGGCCCGTACCATTTACGAACTACAAGGCATCTCTTGCATCGAGATTGAACACACCCCTCCTTCAAAAAAACAAATTGTCGCAAGCCGGTCTTTCGGTGGACGTGTAACTGAACTAACAGATCTAAAAGAAGCTATCTCGATGTATGCGCAAGATGCTTGCAAAAGGCTGCGTGATGAAGGGCTACTGTGTGGATGTATGATTGCTTTTGTACAGTCAAATCCTTTTGATGCAAATGTTCCGTTTTACAATAAATCAATTACCGGATCGTTTTCAGAGCCTACTGATTGTGCAATTGATTTTGTTAAAGCAGCGACAAGGATGTTAACCGAGATCTACAAAGAAGGAGTTAAATATAAGAAGTGCGGAGTAATATTAACTAGTCTAGAGCCAAAATCTGGCCATACTTACGACTTATTAACTGACTTTGAATTAATAGAAAAGAAAGAACAATTGATGAAAGCGCTTGATAACGTGCACAATAAATTTGGAAAGAAAAAGCTCGGTGTTGGCTCTTGTTATATACCTGGTCGGAACTGGTCAATGTCACGGGATAAATTGAGTAGAAATCCATTTAGGTGGGATCAGCTAACAATTGTTAAGTAATTTATTGAAGGAAGTAAAAATGAACTTTACCAGAATAACTGACGAACAATTAACACAAGCTCTTATCTCTAAACGTTTTGTACCACCTATCCCACCACATTTGGAAGAAAAAATATGGTCCATGTTTTTGATAGTGAATATTTTTTAATTTAACTTATAATAAATTAATTAGAATTATTAGTAAGAATCGGATGATAGGTCCACAGATAATTTCTAACATTGAATGAAAGGTTAATAAGGACGCAATAATGGAAAATTTTCAGCCCGAATTGAAAAAAGGAGCATTTATTTGCCCGTTATGTAATGTTTATGCGAATATGCAATGGATTCTTAGTGATAAAAATGAAAAAAATGATCCAAACATAAGTATATATTTAGCTAGATGCTTCTATTGTAGATCAGATTCTATTTGGCGCGTTACAATACCTTATGCCAAACCTCATACTTCAGAGATGATTTACCCCAAAACAGATGTAATTGTTAAAGCTGAAGCTGATATGCCAGAAGACGTTAAATCAGATTTTGAGGAAGCAAAAAAGGTTTATAACGCATCGCCTAAAGCTGCGGCAGCTCTATTACGCTTAGCTTTACAAAAACTATTAGTTCACTTAGGACAACCAGGTAAAAATATCAATTCAGAAATTGGCAAACTAGTAGCTGAAGGGAAATTAAATGGCGGGGTTCAAAAAGCAGCTGATACTGTTAGGTTAACAGGAAATAATTCTGTACATCCTGGTGAGATGAATGAAGAAGACGTTGACTATATCGCTTCAAAAATGTTTGATTTAATTAATTTTATTATTCGAAAGACAATTACTGAACCTCGTGAATTGGAGGAGCTTTATAGGCTGACTCCCCAAAATGCACGTGAAGCAATAGAGAGAAGGGACACAAATTAACTTAGTTAGCCCTCACTTGAGGGCTTTAATTATTCCACTATGCCGAGCTTTGCAATCATTATATTTAGCAACTGTATCTACAGACCAAAGCATCAAGTCTTTACCAGTTGAACCACTCAGCTCATTTAAATTTGGACATGGCTGCATTAAGTTAGCTGGTATTACCGGCTTTGATAAGATCGTTGATTTGGTACACCCCGTCATCGTCAATACAGCGATTGAGATAAATAGGACGCTCAACGATCTTTTGCACTTCACGTGTAACTGTTTCGACTTTTGTGTTTTGCTCTGACCTGAGTTTTTCATAATCCGCGCTCACCTGGTTAAATTGATTCTGCTTTTCAGTAAGAGCCTTCAAGTTCTTATTCTCAATTTCTTGGATCTGAGATAAACACTTCTGATCTGATTTTTTAAGCTCACCAATTTTGAAGTTAAGAATGGCCAGAGTTATGGCCAATAAAAAAGCGAGAATCACAATAATGATTTCTCGCCAGTATTTAGCAGCAAATACAATCCACATCATTGAGCCTCCATACATTTTGTATGTCGTTCAACCTGACGTAACCACACGCCATAACAGCCGTTAGAACGTATGGAGCAATCACGTTTAGCCACATACTTCCATTTCAGCAGGGCATTACATGCTTGGCGTGGCTGGCCTTGAATTAAAAGACGGCGCATTGAAGATTGATTCCAATTGCTTTGGCCAAAGTTGTAAACGAAGTCTAAATAAACGTCATATTCCGTTTGTGTTAATTTCACACCTGGCAAAGACTTGCGAAATGCAATTTCGTCTTTAGAGATGTGAGCTTTAGAGATTTGGATTGCTCGTTCTTTAGTGATAGGCTTATCAGTCATTTTGACCGGAGTGCCATTTTCATATTTAGTCGAGCCAATCCCAATGGTGGGCACGTTGCCGCTATCTAAATAAGGCTTTGAGCTATACCCCTCATGCCCAATTAAAGACGTAAAAAAAGCAGCTGAAGCTGCTAAGAGTGTTACCGCAATTTTAGTCTTGTTTGTCATGACTATCTTCGCCCATTAATTTTTTATGCAATTCTTCATCACGCTTATTTTTCTGCCTAGCGTAATACCAGTTCATTAAAAAGCCGCTTAGACCAATGATAATACTGGCCCAAAAAGCTAGATCGATTGAGCCGATCCACGCTGAAGCTGCTCCTACCACGCTACCCCCGTATGTTGCAGCTTTACTTGTCGCCAAAGCTGTTGACGTATCTATAATTTGCTGATTATCTGACATACAGCGCCCCTTAATCGGACATAAAAAAGCACCCGATTAGGGTGCTATAAGGTTAATAATTTAGAAACTTATGTAAAAGTCCAATTCCCATAAGAACCGAAAACTTCAGTGTTGCCTGCTTGGTTATTTTGGAACTCTAGCCATGCACCAATGCTTTGCGTATGTGCTTCAGTAAAATAAGTACCATCCGCCTTTCTAATTCGAAGACCTGAAATGTTGCACCCCTGACCTACGATTGTTGTCGTATTAGCAAGCCCAATTTTTAGACGACGATAATCGTTAGAAGTAACAATATAAATTGCTGAATTACCTGATGTATCTATTGATGGATCCTGCCAAATATAATTGGCCATATTGCGACTTGATGCAGTCCAACCATTATGAAAAGTAATAATATTTGACAAGAAGTCCTTACCAAAAAAATGGCTAATGAAATCAAAGTCTAGATATGCACGATTTGGATCTTCGAACATATATGTAGAATTATCTTCATAGTTTTGGACAGTTCCTGGTACGTAATAGCCTATTTTACCCGTTGGATCGTTATTAATAATCTTTCGAATATCAAAATGACCAAGCTTACCTGTGCTAAAAGCTCCGTTCATTGTCAAAACAATCGGCAAAGATTTATCAGTAACTAACTCTTTAACTGTGCACCGGAACCCCCCACTTCTGTGCCATGCATTTTGCAATAGTGTATTTCCCTTCAGGTCAGACAAAACTAATTTATTGATATCTATGTACCCTTGATTATTCGCACCACCCGCGCAAAGTACGAGAGGTTGCTCACAACTTTTAATAGTTGTAACGCCAGAAATCTCCAATTCATAGGTTGAATCATTTGGAAAGAAATACCCAACTAATCCAATTTTGCAGTTTTCAATAGTTGGTGAAGAGATTATACAGTCTTTCAAATGCGATTTAGGCAATCCCGCAGCGGCTTCTGGCTCAATATCTATGCCTGCTTCAGGTGCTTTACCCTTCACACCGAAAACATAAGGCATCAAAATGTTTACTCGTGTGCCAGCACTGAGCGAGATACCATTTCGGCCCGCATTCAATACAGTTGGTTCCGAAATAGTAATATCAGTAGGGGTATCATCAGTTATTAACCCCCAACGACGACCAACATAAATGCCATCCCCCCAAGTATTCATAACCTTAGGTCGATAAATATAGCCTTTTTTGGATTGGTAGTTAGCGATTCCATATCCCCATTCGCCCTCAGTCCCTAAATGCTGATCTCTATCACCAGTAATTTGCGGGAACAAAACTTTATAGTTCTCAATGTTTTCGATATGTAGAATTGAATATGTTGTAAAATCATTTGGTATGATTTTAAAGTTACCTCTTGGTGTAAAAGTGATGTCATTATTGCTTCGAACGTAAAAGCAAATGTTGTGGTCGGACTCAACAGGAGCAACCATAAATTCATCATCCACAATAAATGGGACATTAAAACCAACAGATAGGTCATTAACCATCTGTAACTTTACTGATTGACTCAAATTAGACTGAACGGAAGTTAAACAGAAGTCAGATGCAAAAAGATTCACCGGTTTCTGTAAAATCCAGCGGCCGATATTATTAGAAGGCAAAATAGAATAAATATCATCAGTGGCATCGTCAGCTTCTGATTTATATTCATAAACATATCGGTTGTTAACCAAGACTCTTTGTCCATTCTTTCTAACAATGAGCACCTTCAAACTTTCAATATTTGGCACATTTTGCGTAGTTTTATCATTAATTTGCTTTTGATTTTCTGGCCCATCAGAAACAAGTAACGTATTCCAGCCATTTGCTCCAGCTCCTGCAGCCGCCGCTGCTTCAATAGCATCATTAAAAGCATCAGTTTTTTCTTCAATCTTCTTTTCTAGAAAATTAATTGTTTGTAATGCCTCATCAATCGTAATTTGGCCGTCTTCTGCCATTTTATTCAGTTGAGCAATAACTTCATCGATAGTAGTTGAATCAACTTTTCCTTCCAAAAGTGGCAAAATCTTTTTTAAGATAGCCAAAATGTCATTTGAATTATTGATATTTGCTAAAACTGCATTCCAATTTGTTGCCATAACAGTTTCTCCACGCAACAAAAAACCGCCTTTCGGCGGCTTGTGTTTTCATATCTTTATCGGGCTTTTATTGCAAAAATCACCGAAGTGTTTTTCATGCGGGTTTCATCTGAACCAGTACTACCAGTCTTACTGTATTGCTTCATTCGAACAGCAGAACCTTGAATGTCACCTGCATTTGTACCACCATCAGACAATACAACTGACTCCACACGACCATCAGTATTTCGATCATGATCATGGCTTTTTAATGTGTCAGCTTGATAAGACCCTAATGTCCGTCCAATATCTAATCCACGTCCAGAGTCCAGACCACGCAATACAACACCACGATAATCCGGAACAGCAAAAGTAGAAGTACCATTCCCACCATAAGCATTCCCTAATTTTGCAAATAATTTTGGATAATCCGCAATGTTGTAAAGCGTCCCATCACACACTAGCCGATTTGCCGGAATGGCGCTAAAAGGATAAATTGCAACATTTCCGATTTCAGAATCTGACTTATCATTAATTGCATTGATGGCATCGATCAGTTCGTTAATTTTTATGGTGAGCCAGTTAAATAACCAGTTCATCCATTGGCGGGCAGGCTTATCCTTTTTTATAAAACCTATAACAATATTTAGCCCTTCAGTATTTTTGACATCTTCATTACCATCTCTACAAAATACTTCTAACTTATCCATTAATTATCATCCGCAAAAATTAGCTCTACACCGCTAGGCAATGGAAATAGCAAGCGAACTAGCTCTTTATCAAAGGTTTGGAAATCTGCTAGAAACTCGAAAGTAACCGTCATATTTCGGTTGTCCTTTAATTTAAAAGGTACATCAGTCAGTAACTTGCAAATTTCAAATGCGTCATCAAGTGTGCAATCACAATTGTTAAGTAGAATTTTGGCTTTAATGACACTGGGTAGTTTTTGAGGTGAAATTGTTTCCCCCCTAAAGCTATTCATACCCGTTTCTCGAAAATAACCACCTACTTCAGGATCATCAGTTTCACCAAAAGTTAAGGATTCTGGTTGATCTCTAAAGCCAAAAAAAGGAAGAGCAACAGAATCAGGTACCACAGTTGGAGCACCTACCCATTCAGCTATAATTCGAAGCTGGTCACCTGATGCTGTATCTAAATCAAATTTTTCATGAAGGGTCTTAAGTACTTCAATGCAATCAAGAATGGGTTCAATTGAGACTTGCACTGTATTTTTGAATTTTGGCTTAGTTCTATGCTGATTAATGATTAAATTTAGGTAATCTTCAGTCTGCATTAAGTACCTCCAACTACGCTAATATCAATATTATCAGAGTCACAATAAGCCACTTCATTAAAGGCTAATGTGTAATTACCAGTTTTGGATGATCCATTAATAATTAATTGGATGCTTTCAATCTCGTAAGTACGCCCCTCTAGAGCCCCATAAAGTCCACCTGGTACAAACAATTTATTAATACTAATTCGATCACCGATATCGAGCTGATTAATATAGTCAGCAATTGCACTTTTAACCTGTTCACCAATCTCAACTGTGTAATCTGTGGTTGTCTGTAGTTCAATTTTCAAACCTACAACTACCTGATTTGGACGCCAGTATTGAATCTCTACAGGATCACCATAAACAGTAGGACGGATAATTGTGGTATTCCCATAAAGGTCACAACCAGGGGCTTTTTTTACTCGGATCGTTTCAGCAACTTGTTGATCATCCCCACCTGCAACAACCACAGCTAAAGAATTAGGCGGCAAGCCATTAGTATCCTCGGTTGCTTTTTTATTTTCATAAACTTTACAGCGACTAACTCCATCTAAACTAAACAGAGCTCCTAAAATACCCTCTGTATAAGATCTGGATGGAATAGCAGTAGATAGAGCTTGTCGTTGGCGTAATTTAGTGTCGCTTTCAACTGGTGCCCCCAAGGTAGAGGCCTGAGGATTATTTACAGATTGCCAGCCACGTGTAGGTGTCGAGATAGTGATTACTGAATTTGGCAAAGCTAGAATTGCACCTGCCTTTTCAGCAGTAGCAGTTACAACTATTTCTCCTTCAGGGGGAATAACTATCTGAGCAGGTAAAAGCCAGCGATTGCTATTCTTGTCACTGACAATGCCATTATTGATGATGGTTCCAGCAACACCAACCAATACAACCGAAACACTAGACTTTGTAGCAACTGCTCGGCGAATACCGTTTATTTTTACATTTCGTGATAGAGCATCTTTTTCAGAAGTACTTGGTGACATTGAGTTATAAGCATTAATAACTTCAGTATTACAGTCCGCGATTACACGGGCAATAACTCCTATCCACTGACCGTCTTGACTATCATTTTCTAAGTAAACATCTTGCCCATAAATACCTCGATACTTATCCTTGAGATACTCAACCACTTCGCTATAAGTTGCTGCTGTAGCACCATACTGATTAATTACTGGGGCTATGCTTGTTATTGCCATATTTAAATATCCCCTTGTAAATTGGCCGAACCGTAAATGGTGTTAATAGTCGATTGAATAGATAACTTCCGTGTATCTCCATCAAATTGACTATCAAACGAATCAACACTAAGAACGCCTTGAGTCCCAAGAATCCGCCGGCGAATCATGAGCTCAAATAAGTGGTCTGTGTACTTACCTAATACATCAGTAGTCCACCCCGTACCGTCTGAAGTATCGGCAAACCATTCAGCTACCCAAAACTTAAGACGGGTCATAACTGCTTGCGCTACACCCTCAGGTGTATCTATATGGAAATTGTTTTGACCTTGGCCAAAGCTATAATCTCCATCCTCATCTAGTTTTCTATAGCGCATAAAAAAAGCCGCCTTTCAGCGACCCCTCATATATTTATGGTTTTGGTGGACCAGATTCACCACTACCAGGTTGTACTTTCGTATGTCCATGTCCAGAACCAACATCAACATCGTTATTTTTTAATGATCCCAATACACCTAAACCATCTTTCATTTGTACTGGACAATTAAAAGTTGCCTTGGTACCAAAAAACTCTAACTCACCTGCAGAATTAATGCGAAATTTAGCGGTGCCAGCATCATTTCTAAGCTCTACCGCATCAGTAGCAACATTCTTCAAACGTTTAGGCTGAGATTGAGGGGCAAAGCTTGCAAAGCCGTCGGATAAGTCATGCTTTCGATTTTCAAATGGTGGCTGAATTCCACCGTTTTGCCACCATAAATCAATACAGCGTGATGAAAAATGTACTAGGCACTCATCACCCTTATTAATTGGAAAGGTTAAGGCAAATCCACCAGCTTTGGGCCAACATACTGGCACATCCGGTATTAATGGTAAGTTAACTAAATCAATCGAGCCATCTTCACGCATTACAGGAACTTGAATAGCAGGATTAACTGAAACTGTTTGAGCATCATCATCGTAAGATTCAACGATACAAGGTAGATTGGTCCAAAGTACTGCTAGTGCAGATTTAATCGCATCATTCATAGTATTCAATAAATGAGGTGATCTTTCGTTGTTAGTTAATGCCATATCAATCTACCGCCATAATTGTGATACCTGATTTAGGCACTACTGCACCTTGCCCCACTGAAACAGTACTTGTGTACCAGTCATCACCTCGTGTATCACCGTAATGCTCAACTGCTTTGATGATATAAATACCGTTAATCCCACCAGCCGTTTTAAGGTCCTTTTGAGGTTGATCAACGCCCTGGCTTTTATAGTCAATATCAAAAGCCTGTGTTTGAATACTTGATGTATCTACATGGATCCGTCTACCACGGCGTAATTGTGGATTGAGAAGGCAATTTACCATTAACCCTTCAGTGGTGAGCTGAGGCATGCCTATCATTCCTGTACTAGGGTCCATTTCAAAAACTGAATCAAGTAAGTAGCTACTGATACCAACCATGTAAAGATATTCATCATCAATGAAATATTCGGTGTTGGTGTCTTTGCAAAACTGTCGTATCTGGTCATCTAGAGAACCAAACATCACTTTGCCACGTACATACTTTTGATCACTCAATTCAGGTAGTTCACCAGTTTCAACACCATTAGCCTGATACTCTTTAGCGATTTCATTCTTAACTTGGTCCACTGATGTGCCTGCTGCAATTGTTTTATTTACTAAGGCATAGTTCTTGGCCATATCTCCAGATTGAGCCAAAATGCACAAAAACTTATCGGTAGGACTTTCTCGACCACGGCGATATTGGAAAGATGAACCTTTAAATATTGTTGCCAGTTCATCGCCATAACCTGCTTCAAAAGTCACCATAGCACCAACATTAGAGTTATTTTCACCAGCTATGCGGTTCATTGTGTCTTCTGAGAGGTTATATACATAAAACTCAGCAGCCTTAGGTGTTTCGGCTGTAGGTTGACTAATGCGAAAAACAATCCGCATCTCTGATAAATCTAATGCCTCAGGCTCACCATATTTAAGTTGAATGGTGAGCCGGCAATTTCGCTTCCATTGCTCACTCATTTAAGGATCCTGCCAAAATAGTTTTATGTTGGTACCCAAGTCATTAAAAGATTGGCTCTCATCTTCATTTAGATTTTGAACATACATAGAACCGTTAATCACATGATTAAATGGGCTTAAAATATCGATTCCAGATACGAGAGGAATACCAAGTGCTATTGGCTCAGAATTTGTCTGATATATATCTAAGAACCATCGTTTGCGAAAAACCAATTTGAGCTGATAGTTCACTTTATTTAATTTGATAAAAAACTTTTGGTTCCGATTTAAAACAGGGATTTCAAATAAAGCCATTTTAGAGACCTACTGTATAAGCGCCACCAACCTGCCCCAAACCAGTAATTTGCGACAACATGGACTGTTCAACTTGTTTGGGTTGTTTGGTCCCTGAATCAATTACATCAGAAGTAATTTCAGGATTCTTTTGATCGGCGATTGAAACAAGTGTTTCCTTTGTAGAGGTAATAACAACCTTCTTAAAGACAACATCGACCATTAAAGAGTTCTCAGAAGTTAAATCCGTCACCACTTTAAGGGACTTTATTAACATATCTGTATACAGCCGCTTGCCAGTTGAGATGATCAGTCTTTGTCCCTGCATTGCCTGTAAACCTTGATAAATCCCCAATAAGGATAAATCCGCGCCAATGAAGGAATTACCTATCAAGCTATTTAATTTTCCAGCACTTTCAGACCATCCTATTTTCATAGTGACTTCGGGAGGTACTTTGTAATAGTGATCTGAGATTGGAGAGCCCTTTTCTACTGGATGCTCAGTAATGACAAGCTCATCTGTATGGTTTTCTTCAATTACTACATCTGCAAATAAACCCATAATTGAACGATGGCCACCAAACAATAGTGAGCCAACAGTTTCGGTGATAGCCATACTTTTCTCCGGGCATTAAAAAACCCACCAGATGGTGGGTTTTCATTAATTGATATATCAAGGATATTTAATTATCAAGCTTTCTAAATCACTTAATAATTTATTAGCTTGTAAGAGCGCCGCTTTAGTATTTACTTCACCTAAAATGTCATCTTCATTAACTTCATAATCCGCAAAATGTCTTTTCTCTTTAAGCTCCTCAAGTTCTCGAGCAAATCGGCTTAATGAAAGATCAAAATGCTTTCTTTGTAATGCTTTAAGACAGTTTGTATATTTTGAATGTGAATTTCCTTCAGTAGAATCTAAATCTAATGGAAATCTATGGTTCATCCAAGTTCTTGTTTGTAAATACACTGAATAATATGCTCTACCAACAATAGTTCTGAAAACAGCTTCTTCAGGCTCACATAAATTGTTTAATAAATTATTAGCGACAGTATAAAAATCTTTTGCGACCATTTAAGATAATACTCTATATTCTTTTGGATCAATTGTATCGAATACTTTGTGCATAAAATAAACCGTAATTTTTTCGATTTGATCTTTGGTCTGATCGTCAGCTGGACCATACCATTCAAAAATTTGATCATTATATTTATTGGTTAAATCAAATAGATCATGTGCATCGTCAACAGTTGTACCAACTCTAATAACTAATTCATTTTCACGAAAAAATAATTTTTGCTCAACAGTACCCTTAAAATTAGAATAAAATGTTCGATAAATTAGTGCTACAAAATTTCTGTATACATCAACACTTATACCTAACTGGTCCAATTTATGAATATTATTTTTAATTGTATCTACTGTATTTATATCATCAACATTTGTGAAATCATATTTTTGCAAAATTTCATACATTTGATAAACACGTAAAACATGTAATAGTACTTTTTCAGTCTGTGGAGTAACCATCTCAACATTGTTTTGATATTCTTGATAAGTAGAAAATACTTTACTTAAATCCCCTAATTGAACATAAGCATCTACGAGTAAATCCCACGCAACTGCAAGCTGATTTTGAGTTAATTTAAGTACATTACGTAAAATATGAATTCCCTTATCATAATTGCAAAAATGAAATTCAATACTAGCTTCAGCCAATTGTCCTTGAATTGGATTATCGTTCTTCAATTGCTTAGCAATGTTCAGCAGTTTTCTTCTCTGAAATTCAGCATTATGAGTATGCTTTTTACCATATTTGGTAATAAAATCATTCAGGTAATCAACATCTACCTGTGGATTGACTTGGCTCATTACTCTGATGACCCTATATTTTGGAATAAATATTTAGCGTATTGTATCACTTAAGATAATAGGTGTGTCAAAATTTAGCACACCCTTACTTTTGAGATTTGTTTTGATTAGATAACTAAAGTTATTTCTTTAATGTGACTTGTAGCAAACTTATTGGATAACCATGGCCAATCTTTATTGCTTAAAATTGTTACTATGAATCTATTCTTCCACGGAATTAAGAAATGAAAAAACTTATATCGCTAATTTTTGCTTCAACAATCAGCATGGGTGTACTTGCTAATTGTGAAGTTTATTTCAATGATCCTACAGATGTCGCAAAATGTTACGAAGATGAATCATTTGCGAAAGTTACTTCTAATCTTAAAAAGTTAAAAGAAATTTCCAAGGAACAGTTAACTTACAATCCTAATGTCATAAATGATTTGAATAAATCACAAAAAGCATGGTTACTTTACCGTGACAGCTATTGCACAACATATAGCTTCTATCACGGTGAAAGAAACTCACATGCGAACTGTATCGTCCAGTTAAATAATGATCGTGCAAAACAGCTAAAAATAGATATTGATGCCAATTAACCAATTAAACTCTTAGTGTTGCGAGCCATTAGAATCATCGTATTTTCTTGCTGTTTTTTTACAGCGTTCGCTGATTCTATTGGCTCTCTTGCACCATTGATTACCATATCTGTTTTATAGCTTTGATGTATTACTACTGATTTAGCAGACATATTTGAAGAATTATTAACTTGTGCTTTGTCAGGATTGCCATTAGGTGGACCAAAATTATTAATCTTAGTCTCACCATTATTAATGATCTTTTCACCAACATTTGCTGAGTTAAAATGCTTGTTAAATCGGCCTTTTTGATATTGAACAAACTGAACAGGAGTTTGACCTTTAATAGGTGTATTTACTCTTATTGCTTCAAGAGTTTTAGCAGACACCTTATTAGAACCCTTTAATGCTGGAATAATTCCCGGTCCAATATTGTGGAGTAGATAAAGGTTCTCCCCCGTAACTGCCAATCCATTTTTTGTAAGAATATCTGCATTCTGTTTAGCCAAGAGACCTGTTGCTAAAGTATTAATATGCATGTCATAACGAGGATCGTTTTTAGTCCGAAATCGTTTGCCAATTTTAGTCATTCCAATTTCCTTGCCTTCGGCGGTTTTTGCTAAACCATCCCAAGTAGATTGAATAAACTGACCTGTACCAATTGCACCAGTAGGTGACATTTTTCCAGTCCAACCATCCTCCATTTTGACAAACCCACGTAATACCTTCTCATCAAGACCATACTTTGTAGCAGCCTCATGGATATAGCGATCAACATCTTTACCAAAGCTAAAACCATAACTCTGGGTAACACTTTTTTTAATGGTACTTACTGTTGATTTAGCCACACTCGCTACAACTGCTGCACCAGTTTTAGCAGCTTGTGTAGCTGCCTCTGCTGTTTGTTTTGCTGTACCTGCTGGATCATCGATTGCCTTAGTCACAAACTCTACAGTTTTATCTTTTAGGCTTTTGATTAAATCAGCTAATTGCTTGATACGTTTAATTGCCGTCTCTATTCCACTTTCCCACTTAGACCAATCAATAAGGCTCTCGCCACCATTTTTCCAAGTTTGATAGTCATCCCACAAGGCAGCGATTGCAGCAGCCAACGCCAAAACGATACCAATTGGTGAAGCCAAGAAGGCTAATCGCAAGGACTTAATTAAAAATAGTAGACCTTTGAGCATTGGCAGTACTGAGGCTAATTTAGCAATTGAACCTATAAAACCGCCGAAAATAACTGTAAGTAAAGCAAACTTTAGACCTGTGGCTAGTAAGTTTTTGAATCGTGGATCTAATTCAGAAAACCAAGAAATAGTACCTTGTAAAACCTTGTTGATCGTTTTAAGTACTGGAATAAGTGCCTGACCAGCTGTCATTACCACTACTTCCGTAATAGCTTTGGTCGTCATGGTGATGTCACGGAACTGGACCATGAATTCGGTACCAGATTTAGTGAGATCATCTGTTAAGCCAACATTCTGGCGTAGCTTCTGATACTTCTCCATGTTGCCAATGAACTTATCATCACGCATGGCCATAAGAGTATTTTCATCAATACCCAATGAGCTGGCATAAGCATTTGCTTGGTAGTAATCCATTCCTTTCATTGTTTTAGAAAGGTCTTTCATAACTTCCACACGGTCACGTAATTGGCCGTTTCCATCACGGGTAGCAACTCCCATACCAGAAAGCATGCCTTCATAGCCTGGTGAGTTACGCATCTTTTGCGCTACATTCTCAAGAGATTGTAATGCGTTTTGAGCATTACCACCCATCTGTGAGATTGCATCGCCATACGCACGAACATTTGAAGCTGATGCGCCAATACGTTGAGAAGAGTAATACAGCTTATCTAATTCACTAGCTGTCTTAGCCACAGCAACAACGGCGCCAGTTGCAAGAAGCAATAAAGTTTTATGCAATAGTGCTGCTTTTAGTTCGACCCCTTTAAGGGCGTCGCCCATTTTTCTAGCGCCTTCGTTATCTGTAGAAAAACCAAGGGACACTAAGAAATCACGAATAACTGTATCACTCATGTCTATCTCAACTTTCTTTCTGTTCGTGATATTGTTCGATTAAAAGCTGGTTATCTGCCTGCACATCCAATGCATCATTCATTAATGCAATATCCGCCAGATCTACTGTTCCATCTTTTAATGACTCATAACGACAAAGACCACGAATCACCGGCCGTAACAGCCAATCCTCGTGGTCTGGTAAATGCTTGAATTTTAAATGGGCTGTTTCTTGCTCAATGCCTTCGTAAGCAGCCCTTGAATAAAATTTCCCAAGTTAATGCGAATCACTGCAATTGTTAAAGGAAGAATATGTTCAACACCCAAGTTATCGAACATTAAAGTATCTTTAACTACTAATTTGGCACCATCACGAGTAACGACTGAAAGGCATTTTTTCATGATGTAGTTAGCATCTTCCTCCGACATCTCTGCAAATGCATCGATAAAAGGCTGAATCGCTTCACCAAAACTATTTAAGTCAAAATCTTCTAAAGCGCTTAAATCTGGGTTATCTGGATCATCCCCAAACTTATCTAAGAGATCCATTACATTGCTTTTCAGAATCTCAGTCATGAAGGGAACAACTGTAGGAACAATAGGTGCAATTTTTCGTGATACGTGAAATTGATCAAAAGCATCTAAGCGACCAATTTCGTAATTATGATTACCAATTTGCATTAGTCATAAGCTCCTAACTTCTGGTCGATCTTGATTGCATCAAATGTCCAATCATTAAAGTTACCGACTTTTGCATAAACCATATCAGGATGCTTTTTGAATGCACACTTAGTTGCTGAAACGTTATCGCCAGAACCTGTATGATTAAGGGTAATAGTATTTTTCCCCCATTTTTTCGAACTTTTGGCCTGTAGTTGATACAAGTTCGAAAGCTTGGCATTTACTGGTGAAGTTTTTAAAACACGGATTGTCACTGTACCCGACTTGTCTGCATGCAATGAATGCATCCCCTCACCATCTGCGCCTATGGTCATGGTGTTCTTATCACCTCCCATTGAGAAGGTAATTCCTTCTTCTGCAATAGCAGCCCCATAACCAAGATCAAATACACCATCATCACTGGCAAGGGAGCACTGAGTATCCATAAAAGAATATGTAGACATATTTCTTATCCTTATTAACGGTTAACAGAAACAAGCACGTCAGAGAAATGGGTTGCACCTGTTAATTTGATGGCGATCTGGAAGACAGGAGATTTACGGTTTTCACGTTCAGATTGAGATTGATCATCCAAGCTATTTGCATAAACGTAATAACCTTTTGAAAGGTAATCACCTGTATTTAATGCGCCGAAAGAATCACCATTCCATTGTCCAGGACCAATAAGACCATTTGAAACGGCTTGCTCTAATGCGCGCTCTAATACTGTAGATTGGCGATTTACACCGCCTTCAGTTTGCGGGACTTTAGTCGTTGTAGTATAAAAAAGATTCCACAAAGCGGTTTCTAAATGGTTTTGCAACCAATCTAGACCATGGCACTCATCAATAAATGAGCCATCACACATAACACCTTCTTGAAGAATTGCGGTGTCATTGTTGTAGCCTGCATATACATTACAGTTTTTATTCTTAAGTGCTTTAGCTTGAGAAACTTTTAAGTCTTCAGCTTGAATACCCGGAAGCTGCTTAAACTTCAAAGTAATGGTTGTATTGGTACCATTAAAATTGACACTGAAAGCACGACCAAATACAGAAGCAGCCGCATGTGGTGTATCACCCGAAAATATAGCAAATACACGACCATTATTCATTTTACTTAGCTTATAAGCTAAATCAGTTGTACTGGTGCCATCTAAAGCAAGCGCATTAGTAATAGTTTGTCCATAAATACGAGATGGCGATGTGGCATTTATAAATGCAGCAACATCGAGTACTTCTTTATCAGAAATTGGCTCAGCAATATCTAACCCATACCATTTGAGAGACTTATCTGCTAAATGACTAATCGCATCCATTAAAGGTTCTGCTGCATAACCATTGACTGGTACCGAAGCATGACCAACTGTTAAACCCATTAAAGAAGAAACATCTGTGCCGGTAGCATTAGCTATGGCATATGAAATGGTTGAAGAGATACCTGTTGTTAATGATGTAATTTCAAAGCGGTTATATACATCATTCCACGTTACTGAGGCTGTACCAAGCTTGGCAGTCAATGCGGATGCCACGCCATTTAAGTTAGTTACAGCTGATAAATCTAAAGCGGTAACAACTTTTTCAATATCATCAATCGTGATTTTCATCGAACCATCAGAAATAGATGTGAAGTTCGTAATATCTCGCTGAGCCGTAGATAGAACTGCACCCTTTAGAACGGCTGAACTTGCTGATTTTACCCAGCGCCCAATGAAACCCGTGCGAGGCTTAGGTTTTTGCCCAAAGTACTTCTCAGCAGCTTTATATTCTGGAGAATCAATACCAAAATCTAATGCTACTGCAGTTGGTTCTGAATATTCACGCAATCGTTCTTGAGGGTCAATTACTCCATCAGTAGCGCCGACAATCAGTAAATTGCCAAAACTACGAGGCCCTGCGGCTAATGCCGCCAAACTAATGGAGACATTAACAACATCTGAAGCAGGCAATGTCATGGATTACTCCTGATTAAATTTTATTGTTCCAGCATCCACAAAAGACTTAACGGCAAAGGTGCTCGATGTTTTCCGCTTAAAGACAGCGGTTAAGTCATATCGATGTACATACTGATTATTGAGAAAGTCAGGCGCGGTAATGATCTCACCGGTACTGATAAATTTGATTTTCTGCGCTTTGAGTTGCGCGATATTTTGCGGAATGCCTAGACCATCTTTTAGGACGTTTGCGATCGATTGGCCGTGGTCGCCATAAAACGATAAAAACAGAGTTAATTCTTCATGTCGAATTGAATCCATTGTTTCGTCTTTCTGGTCGAAGTAAGGACCATCATCAGGCTTTATATTCTTTACAGCGAAGGCGCACCAATCCTCACCAATGGCGGGGAATGGTGGTGGATCTCGTTGAAAACGAGGCCGAACCATATCACCAGATAAAGAAGTAACCCCAACAATGAAAGCTTGGAAAATGTCTTCAAGGTCTTGGTCATAAGCAGATCCGCTGCTAGGGGTGATATATCCCCCTGAAGCAGAGTCACCCATGATTTACCCCAGCGGCTTGAGCTCGCAAATTGCTTTTATGAAACCTTGGCCATAGTGCAAATTTTCCAGCACTTGAGACACAATGTAAGTTTTACCCTTCCACGTAATCTCATCGGCTTTGGTGATCTTATCGCCTGCAATTAAAGCAAATTGCGTGTGAATGTTGATTGCCCCCTTAATCAGGGTGCCATCTGGTCGGCGGTCCATATTGATACCGTTATTTGTAGTAACGACACCATTAAAAGGTGTAGAAGTGGTTGTCTCTTGTGACCGTCCATTATTCCCCACGATGACTTGTGTACGCTTGCAAATAATGCCTATGTACATAAAGTCAGGATCTAAAAGAACATCTGAAACATCAAGTTGAGGCACGCTTAATCTCCTTGTCCTTTTTCATGATGATGTAAGTTACCGACTTTCTGAGCTCGCCCGTATCGATCAACGGCCGAACTAGACCAGCTTCGGCAGGCCCTGATTCAAGCTGCTTAAGATACTTCTTAGCACCTGTACGCCCACGGCGTGCACGTGCTCGGATTGTGGCCAAAGATAACGGCGCAAACTCACCATTAACGAAATAAGCACGTACCGAATTCATTGCAATCATTCCAGCGGATTCAAGCAACTTCATCATTTTTTGGCTATTACCATCTAAAGCAGCATCAACCGCTTTAACTAGCTTTTCACCAACCTCGTCCTGTACTTGCTCAACGCCTGGAACAAGTGTTGCGCGTGCTGGCATATTCATTGCTGGTGAGCCATTTTCCATAAGGTAGCCAAGTTCTGCATTAGTTAGGCCATCACCATCGGTTCGTGCTTCACCATGGGGAATACCGACTAAAACATCCATCTGTGATAGCTCAGCAAAGGCTTGGAACATATCGGCTAGACCATTACCACTAGATTTAACACCGCTGCTCATAGCTGGATGCCTCCCGCGCCAGCCATCATCATTAACTGATAAAACTGAACACCGAAGGTTGTTTGGTTCCAGTGCCCAGCCTCAGCAATAAGGACGCCTGATACATCCATAGACTTAGAAACGCTGTCTACAGCTTTAGACGTCTCATTGCCGATAATCTTGCCAGCATCACCTCCAATGCTTGCAGCATTCATGGTGCGTCTGTAAAGCGTAAGATAATGAGCAATGAACAAGGTCAAACCATAATCGAGCATATCCTCCCAACGTTCCTCACGAAGTAGTTTTTTCCCAAGGTTTAAATAGAAATTAAACTGAAATGACGGATATTGCGCTGTATCAGCAAAAGCCGGCATTGTTTCCCGAAAGGATTGCTCATCGATCATGGGTTAGGCTTCCTTTGGCGCGTCTTTAGCCTTAGCTGGTTCCTTCATCTTCATATCTGAAGATTGCGTTTGAAGGGCTTTATCAAGCTGAATTTTTAGATCACTGATCTCTTTATCCTTAGCCTTCATTTCCGCATCATGCTGAAGGAATTGTTTTCCAGCTTCATCAATCTGAATTTGCATTGCTGCAATTTCTTGGTCCTTTTGCTCGATCACTTTTTCAAGTTCACTTGAATAAGCTGAACTTTCAGGGATCTCTTGCGCATGAGCAGCTACAAACCAGTGTTTGGCAATCTCTTCCTCTACCTCTTGAAGACCTTCTTGCAAAACTACTGTTTTAGCTTCGCCTTGTTCATCTCGACCAAGGTTAACCGTTAGCTGCTTACCTAAAAGAATTTTTACTAACTTTGACATGCTGCCCCCCTTATAGGCCATCAGCGTAATAAGCTGTTTCTGGGTAAACCCATTCAACAACACCTAAACGACCGAAGTAGGTCGTAATTTGACGGATGCCGCGGAATTCAATTGGAGTACGTTGCAACGGCACCAATGGGAAACGCACACGATCCTCTGATTGTGTGTAGGTCAACATACGGTCAGTACCACCAGCACCACGCTTAACACACCACTTTGATGGCTGGATATTTAACGGACGGCCATTCACTGAATTACTCAAGCTATTGAGCTTTAAAAACTCAAGAATAGAGATGTTGCCTGCATCACTTACAACACGTGAGGTTAAGAAGCTAAATTGAACTGGAGGCAATAAAAGCTTGTCTGGGCAAACCGCAAAACCAGAAGCCACCCAAGCGTTATTCAAGATAAGGTTCACGTCATCTAGAATTTCTTGAGGTGTAGCAGTTTTCCAGTTTTTATTTACGTTTGTTGCACCAACTTTTGAAGAGTTTAAAAGGCCTTCAACGCCAAGCGTGTCATCACCGATATATACCTGTTCATCAATATCCATTTGATATTTCAGGTTCATACCTTTGTATTTTTGATCATCTACAGGACGACCTACAGCACGTGCAGACTCTAACTCTGGGATGGTGTAACCAATTTCCATACCCCATAAGCTAAGAGGTTGAGCAGTCTTACCAATATCTAAAGCAATACCGGCGATGGCATCAGTATTTTTACCGATCCAAGACTTACCAGTAGGTGAAGGACCACCAGCGGCTGCAAACTGTGAGTTGGTGAATGACGACATTTCATCAGCAATTGACACATCAGAGCGCAAGTCAATGTCACGGCCCCAGGTAATATTTGCTAATGGTTCATGCAACGTTTGGTCTAAACGTTCCAATTCACCCAAGAGAAATGCACCAGTACTATCGATCGTACGCGTATCGAAAGTATGCATTGTGCCTGTGTCACGGGTACGTGCTCGAATTGGTCGCCCCATTGCTACTGCTTGAGTCATGGTCGTAGCTAAGAGAAGTTTACGCATATTCTTATAATCTCCAGGCGTAAAAAAAGACGCATATAGCGCCGTGATTTACGTCAAATTAAATTTAAATGTTGTAGGAAATTTCCACGTTGTTTTGTGCATCTGCATCATGCATAAACATGGCATTGGTCAGCTCAATAGTGTTTGCACCGTCAGCTACTGCTTCAATACCACCAATAGGCTTAAGATCAGATCCAGTAGCAATACGCACATGAACTTTACCTGCCGCTTTAGCTGTACCCGCATTGCATTTAACCGTCATGTACCCACGGCGCATAACATCATTAATGATGCCGGACTGAGGAGTTACTGCACCCATTCCATTAACTGCCGATTGAGTTGGATATGAACGAACAATCAGGCCGTAAATATCGGCTGCTGTATCTGTTGGTTCCAAAGGAACAACACCATCAGATGTGCGCTTTCCAAAAATACCGAAGGCCCCAAAACTGCCCTTAAGGATATGCGCTTCAACAGTGGAATGCGCTTTACGTGAAATATCACCCGGAATGCCTGAAGGCATACGATATAGATATGCATTACCCATTTATTAATTTCCTTTGTTTGCCCAATGTTCACGGTTACGTTTGTTAATTTCAGCCGGTGTAATTGGTGCACGACCAAAATCCTTAGTTGAAATGCCTGAACGAATGCCCGCGGAGTTGTTTTTTTGCTTGATTAGCTCGGATACCCCAATAAATGCAGCATCGACCGTATGAATTGGCATAGTGTCAAAGTTTGGATTTGCACCAACAAACGGCGCTAAGACTTTTTGTCCATCTTCTGTAGCATGGGCTTGTTTAAGAACATTACGCTTTGTATTTAAAACGGCTTGTCCATTGTTAGCACTGTCGAAAGTTGGCATTTTAAAGCCAGGTACTAACACTTCTGCACGGGATAAAACTTCCTGAAGGGAATCGCCTGTATGGTTTTGAATACCTTGTTCAGATAATTTTTGAGCTTGTTCAGCTTCTAAAATATCGTCTTCGGTTTTCTTACCTTCGCCGTCGCCTTCTTCACCATCTTCATCTTCGGTTTTCTTTTCAGAATCATCAGAATCTTTGGTTTTTTTCTTCTTCTCCAAAGCCACCAATCGAGCATCCATTGTTTTGAGGGTTTTCAGAATTTGAAGATTGATAGCGGCATCAGTTGTCTGGCCACCGTCATCACCATCATCATCACCTTCATCTTCGGTTTTGATATCTAGTGCTTCATCTTCCACCGCTTTGGCTAATTTCTCAGCCTCATCTGCATCCTTAGTTTTAACTAGATTGCGGATTCGATCAGCAAAACTAATTTTCTTTTTAGCCATAAAGCTATCTCCGATTTTACAACGCGACCCACAACGCCCCTTATCAACCAGAGCAATGTGATTACCAAAAATATTTGTTTGAAGCCCTTTTCCTACGCTGATTTCTGTGTAATCAGCGTCATATCCTAAAGAGACCTCAACCTTTCCTTTCATCACAGCATCAATCATGTCTTTGTCTGTAATGAGCAGATCTGCCACCAAACAATCAGAATTTTCAGCCTCTCCACGGCGAACATCGTGTGCAGTTCCGTTTGTAAGTTGCTTCCAATTCTCTGGTGTTACCCAATCCTTAGGATGATCATCAGTGACAGATTTTCCTTCGAAACTAGCGATCGTACGTGGATCGAATAAAACATCCTCACCACGTTCAATAATTATTAGACCAGAGTTATCAGCGGTAACTGGCACCTCACCATCGCTATAAAGCAATTTACCAATCCGAGCTAATGGCACCTCTCGACAAAGTAAATAACCTTCAGGGGTGGTTTCCCGTGTCCGACCAATTTGACCAGTAGTGTAGAAATTAGATCTATCTATCGTGGCCTTTGATTTAGGTTTCTTTTTAAACATAGTTCACCTTTTTTCAGGCATTAAAAAACCACCCGAAGGTGGCTTAAATTTCTGGAATTACTGGCTCTGCATAACACCGGCAATTAGGTAAACAGCCAGCATGGCCTGTTAAGTTATCCAAAGTTGGCGGCTTATTCCAATAGACAAACTTTCCATTCATTTCCATATGGCTCTGCCTAACATCGCCATCTTCGCTCGTACGCCAGATATAACCCTCGGATCCAAGATTCTCGGCTCTCGCTTGAGTAAATACACATGAAGCACGACTTACTTCCGTACGGGCAATTGTATTTGCTCTGGATCTAGTCACATGACCTGTTGCCATGATTAGACCAGCTATCTCACTTGAACGATTACCTTCAATTAGTGATCGAGTAGAAAGATTATGAATCCGCTGGGCGGCATCAAGTGGTAAAGACTTAATAAGCCTTACTTGATCATTCAGAAGTTGCTGGTATACGGCTCCAGTATCTGTATTACGGATTTGTTCACGAACGCCACGCGAAAGATCCTTAGCATAGATAAGCCATGTTTTCTCATCACGCAATGCCACATCTGTAATGATTCGACCTGCCGCATTCTGTGCCCAAAACTGAAGTGTGTTTGCGTATTCATTTAATGATGCAATCATTAGCGGGTATGTTCTTGGATCGTTGACATCAAAACCCTTTACGATCGTATCAACATATCCCGCAATCTTTCTAAGCTGCTGACTGTATCGAATCTCGGTCTTTCTCGCCAGGTTCGGAGAGATCCGACTTATTTGGCTCTTCATCGTCATAACCTTCTCCTGGCGGCGGTGGATCATCTTCAGCCTGATTAATTTCCTCATCAGAGATATGAGAGAAAATCCCCGTAGACTCACTAGATTGGCGCAATTCTTTTAACGCCGTTTGACGTGAGATAATCCCAGCTTCTTCGACCTTTGTAACAGCTTCGGACACTTTTGCCGCAATTTCTGCCTTTTTCTCATCATCGATTTGCCACAACGAAGCGAAGTCAAACTTAAATGAGCTAGGCAATGGTTTACCCAACTTTGACCGAGAAACAATCTCAAGCAACTTATGCAACGGCGTACGCATACGACCTTCTTGTTGCTGGTTGATATTGTCGTAATAGTTAGATAAGTCAGACTCACCAGTTGCACTAAACCCCGCTGGTGATTGGCCAAATAAACGAACTAGTGGAATACCTAAGGCTCCAGCAATCTGTTGACCAAACTGCATCAGAATATTATCAAGCCCAGAAAAACTATATTGATGGGCCTCATAGGTATCGTCAGCATCCATCAATGTTAGGCCTTCGTTAGATTGCCATAGACGGATCTGATTGATTTGCTCAACTAAAGCATCGTACATCCGACCGCCTGCGGCGATAAGATTACGCAAGTTTTTAACCTTGTAAGTGCGTAAATGCGCTTTATAGATGAGCTGACCAGCGCCTAAGGTTGCACTATCAAAAATTGTTAGCCGATCCTCTAAGCGTTCAATAACAGATTGGCCCCATAGGTTTTCTGCAATTGCCTGCCAGTATGGGAGCTTAATGCCATCCATTCTAAAGACACGTGAGTAATGGACTCTTTGATTACAAAGCCCCGCTGAGTCTGTTCTGACATCATAGTATTTAGGCATCCCATAATCTGGACCATACTCAGTGACTAAATCTTGTAAAGTTGGTTGAACCATCCAGCGATCTAAAACAAGCAAACCTTTGAATTGATCCTTGCCAATAGTATTTACATTAAGTGGTGTAGAAACGTTTTGGCCATCAATCAACATTACCGCGATAGCCCCGCCGTAAAGTCGGGACCAACGGATTGTTTCATTGATCTTGTCCCAAGCTTGTAACCGGTCAAGCTCCTGGTTGATTACTTCCACATCCTCTGGGTTTTCCATACCCCGAATATTGATACCCTCGCGGGTCATATCATCCGCAACCACATCAACCGCTTGGCCAACCACCCAACTTGAGCGGTACATAGCTTCAAGCTTTACGCGATTACGACTTGTAAAGTTAAAACCATACGTAGATTGATCATGCTGATTACCAGAACCTAAGCCAACGCGAGCGGCGAAATTCTGGAATGAGTCTTTAGTAAATTTAATTAAGCCCATAACCTTCTCTTTTACAGCTTGCCCCAGACATTGAGTTCAGCAATTTGTGGGTTAAAACAGATCATGACGCTGTCCGCGCGGTTAGGCGAGGCAGTACCGTCAGGCTGTTTATTGACTAGGATTTTCCCAACACCATTTTTTGTATATGTTGGTTGAGATAACTCTGTTGTAAGTAAAGCTAACTCTTTGGCATCGATATCTTCAGTAGATAGTGAAATGATCATGTCTGGATCATAATCACGGCCTTCGATAGCTCTAAAAGTTTCCTGAAAGCGCAAACGTAAAGACCACCAAGACTGGGCTTTAAGATTTGCGAAAAAGTCTTTATTAAGACGCTTTTCAACCATTTCACCCTCAGGATCATGAACTGAACCAGAACCGCGGAATGACTCGACATTAACTTCGGATAAACCTAACTCACGGCGCTTTTCATTAATTACCCTTGCATCACCACGACACCCAGCCCCAAGGCCATCGGCATCGTAGAACAATGTGCCTATGTTTTCCTCTATGCAAATATCCATAGCTTTTTGAGTAGTTCCGAAAATGTCATCACCTTTACCAGACCATGTGGCCAAGTAATTCATGACAACGCCGTGACGACCCGTAAATGAGTTTTTATCCTTACCTTCATCGGCAACGTCTAAGCCGCCAATACGGTCGCCTGTAGGCTGGATATTTAGCTTTATGTGTGCATCCAAAGAAGCCTGAACCCAAGCTGAAGGAATTAAGACACCCTCAACTGAAGCGGCATAGTTAATATCAACCTCTTGAGCAAGTACGACATCGTCAAGTGTGGCCAACTGCTTTTCATACCACGGGTAAATAACTTTTCCGTTATAGGTAACAGTCCAGTTCTTATCTGGGTTAGCTCGCCATGGCATAGTAAAGACGGCGTAACGGCCGCTAAAACGATCTTGATGGAATCGATCACCGATACCATTGGGAGTGGATCCTTTGATATGAACGTTCGTATTTTGGGAGATAGCAGCATCTACAGCTTCTTGCCGCTCTACGAATGCCCATTCGTCCAAAAAGTACATTGTGGTACGTCCACCGCGGCCGATATTGTCACCAGCTTCACCAGTAATGGTTGCACCGTTATCCGGGTTAATAATGCGCATGTAGTTATCGTGGACTTTCTCAACAAAGCCCTTAGGTTTCATCCAGTCAGGCATTTTACTGAACATATCGCGGAATTTGTGGAGCAGTGTTTTAGGGTCACCTTTCTTATCGACAAGTTCCTCTTTACGACTTCCTACACCACCTGCAAAGCCTTCTACAAATAACCAGCGATGCAGGAAAAAACCTAATACAACGTAGCTCATACCCTCATCACGGGATTTTTCAATAAGCCCATGTGTTTGTGACTCTTCACGTTCTAAAAGCCATCCAACCAGTTCAACTTGTTTAGGTCGTAATACAAACGGCAAATTGGCGGGTAAACCAAAAGACATACCACGTGGATCGTACGTCCAGATCCAGTGGTTAAACCAATGAACAGGATCCTTTTTACATTTTTCTAATTCAGCCTGCCGACTTTTCTCGTCTTGCTCGATTAAAGCTTTGTAGTAGTAACGCCGTGTCATCTCAGCGACAACATCAGGCAAACGTACGTTAATAGTCCACTCTTTAATTAAAGGGGCTATTTCATCTAATGCGTATGTCATAGCTTTCCATTAATTGCCAAACGGGATAATTCTTGCGGGGTCAAATCCTTAAGTTCTTCAGGTGTAAATACTGGCTTTGCTTCTGGCGGCTTCTCAGTATTTTCAGTCTTAACTGGCCCACCGCCTGCCCCTGTTATTTCCTTGCGATTGGTATATAAGCCACCAACCTCTTTTGCTGCCTGCTCTAATAAGCTCGGCACAATGACAGGGTTTTCTTTGAATTGTTCGTGATCGATGAATCGCTGTAAGCGCTTAAGGCGGTAAGCGATGTTTGCAATAGGGATTGAACTAAGGTTGTCGTTCATTTCCTTACGGACTCGATAGAACTCAGTTTTAAATTCTTCGCTTAAGTCCTGTCCTGTTTTTTTAGTTGGGTCGTATGCTTCACACTGCTGTTTCGTTACGTCAATTCCAAATACTTCTTGGACGCCCCTCATTGTTTCTGTGGGTGTCTCATACATGGCAAGTGACCGTACAATATAGAGTTTTACCCGTTTATTTAGCCTTGCCATTTTTCTCTATCGTCCAAGTACGTCCAAGTAGAGTGGCAAAAAAATTTAAACCACCTTTAAGTTACAAGTGCCACATGCATAATGAACATCTGCACGTGTGAGCTGAGGTCTCTTATTAGCTGCTTCGACCATTCGTTTAACATCCTCAGTTGCTCCATAGCGGCGAACTACACCTACAAATTCTTCAACATCGTGCCCCTGTATAGCTAACTTAGGCATACCAGTTTCTCTATTGTAAGCTGGTGCTCCGTGTTGGTCTTTCTTATGAGCAATGTGATAAAGCTCATGTTCTACCAATGTACAAAAATCCACATCATTAGCTATGCGTGAATAAGAAGCATCAAAAGTAATTAGGTATTCAGGAAGATATTCAAACCATTGGATGTATTGTTCTTCTTGTCTTTCTTTCTTCCATCCACCAGCATTAATCATTATTTTTTCTGTAGTACCAATTACTTGGCGACCTTGCTTTTTAAAGCCAGATCTAGCCCACATCACAGCAATTTCTGGATACCGAAAAGAGCGCAAATGCATATGATCAAGGTTATAAAGTTTTGACTTTGGATTTAGAAAAACATCTTTAATCCAATCCCACATTTCTGGTGCTGGTACAAAGTTAGGTGTACCCATTTCAAAAATATATTCGGGTGGCATTGGACGAATAGGAATTTGAATGCCGATTTCATTTTTCATAGATTCAATCCAATAAAAAACCCTCCGCAGAGGGTTACTTGTTTAAAGTTTTTTATACATTGCAAGGTTTTTGCAGGCCTCTAATAGAAATACCTGTTTTGTTTGATATGGGTGTAACTCCCCTTCACCCTTGGAGTTATTTTTTAGCTCTAACATTAAGACAAAATCAACCATATCTTTTTTTGAGTTTTTTTCCAAGTAAGGCTTTATTAAACTGTTTATTTCTATTGTTTCTTTATCAAAATCTTTCAGCCAATTCTTAAAATTTTCATTTGATAAACAATTTTTTAAGAATGTAAGCTTGGCAATTAAATACCATCTCTGAGCTTTGAATGCTTTCATCTTTTCAATCATTTCTTCCTTTGTTGCAAAATTTTGATTAAAAAGATCGGAAAATATTTTATTTAGTTCAAAAATTTCCATAATTATTGACTTTGCCTCAGTGGCAATAACTTCTTTTTCTTTTTGCTTATGCCAAATTTTATACACAAAAAATGCAACTAAAACTGTAGTAATTGATGAAATCAATGGAATAAATTTTGATGCTAAATCCCAATTTAAATAACAATAAGTCATGATGTAACCAAATAAATCTTTTAATTATAATTGTACAATACATAGCAATTATTCTTAACTAACTAATAAAAATAAGAAACCCCGCCAATAATCGATATTTAGCGGGGCTATTTTACGCCGTAATACGTCCGGCAAACGATAAAACTAGTTTTTAGGTGCTCTTAGGATATCTAATACTAATTTAGACATATCATGTAGATCAGATCCTACAGGTAACCAGAATTGGTAAATGATATTGTCACGGTTATAAATCTGTTTGTAGTAGTCGGTTTCAAAAGATGGATCGATTTCAGAGGCTTTTAGCAATCTGCCTTCTTTCTCTATTACTTGCCCATCCAATTCACCACCGACACAGATATTCATTTTACTAACCAGATTTTAATTAGACTGGACTATAGCACAAAAGAAAACCGCCATCTGGCGGTCTTATTAAAACTTTAACTATATTGCATAAACATCAGTTTTAACCTGACCCCACAATTCAATTATCTGGTCTCTGCAATCAATAGGCTTCTTATCCTCGATTACAAAAAATGTTTTGATAGTGCCATGAAAACTAATTTGCAATTTTCGATAGTATTTTCTTTCCTGACCAACAACCTTTAGCTTTTCACCAAAATCACATATAGCACTGTTATGCATATCTTCAGATGCTACTTGTTGCCCACTCTTAGATCCACCAATGTAATAAGTCATAAATACACCACTTGATAAGGTTAATGTTTAACCACTTTATCAAGTAACTTTTAATTTTTCAATAAATATTTATATTTCAACAACTTATTCGCTATAGCGAATTTTTACTATGTAATTTTAATTACTAGAAAATCAAAAAAGCCCATCAACTGATGAGCTTTAATATTAGTGAACCACTTACACTTCGAACACTATAACACGAATATGCCATACCCTGTATTTACAGTCAAGAAGATTGATTTTCCATTACTACTGTTTTAATAAACTTATCAAACTGAAAATGAGGATAACGAGATTTGATAAAAGCTAAACCGCATTTAATGTCCTGTTGGATTTGCGATCCATAAGTATCATTACTCTTAGCGATGTCTCGTATAGACTCACCCATTACATAATGCCACCAGATTGCCCCGATCCACTCTCGAACTACTTCATCCTCTATTGATTTAAGATCACTAATTATTTTATGAATTGCACGCGCTTCATTATCATTTAACTGACAGCATGTACCCTTGCGGCGAGTGCATAAGCGATCTTTAAAACTATCATCCCCCATGTACATCGCCATTAACTTCTCACGTTGCTGCTGGGTGATGCGTTTTGTTGGCATCGTCTTAACAATTTTGACCATTGTTTCAGTATCGCCGTTAAGCCAAGCCCCTAGCTGGCGGCACCATTCTTCAAAACTATATTTAGACCAATCGACTGCTTGTAAAATGTGTTGTACTGGCATATTCATATTCATCCCACCAATTGCTCAATTTGTTTAATCGCCACGCCTGACTTAACTTGTTCTGTACTGAACCGTAAAACTGTAAAACCCATCATTGCCGCTTCGTTGTATTTCTCCATATCCCCTAAATAGCCTTTACCTCTTGTGTGACGTCCTCCGCTCCAGATCCCGCCTTCCACTTCAACCAAAATCTTTGTACCCGTTATAAAAAAATCAGCTCTCCATTTACGTGTTGGATGGAATTTGTATTCCTGTTCAAAACCAATTTTGTGTGACTTTAAGTGCTGTACAAGCATTGCCTCGCCTTCACTTACAAACTGTTCTTTTTTGACTGAAGCACGGCGCTTTGGTTTGCTTCGTGGCTTTGCATAAAGACGTTTGTACTCGGCAAGGCTCATTGATGACATCAAGCACCGCCCTTTAATAAATGATCTAATTGATTAGCAATGCCGTTATAGATGCGTGATTTATCCAAATCACCTAATAGCGTTAATGCATGAGCATCTTGTTTATATTTCTCAACTAATTTAGTCAGATCTTCCTTTAACTTAATTATTGGATCTGGCTTATAAAGATCATGTGGTAGATTTGGATAACCTATCGTTGGCTTACGCCGTGCCACAACTTCCAATTCATAAAGGCTTCTTAGATTGTGAAACCCAACTGGACAATGAAGTTCACGATTTACCAGTTTTGCTAATTCGCGGTTTTTTTCTTTTAAAAATTTACTGTCCATTATTTTCACCTTCTTTTTTGTCTTTAACTGCTCGCTCGATTGCTTTATCAAGTTCAAGTAACTCGTTGTAATCTGTATTTGATAGGCCGCTACGCTTATATCTGCCTCTTAGCTTGTCACGGCGAGCAATAGCTTTTTCTAAATCGAAATTTTCTAGAGTGTTTAAGTTCACACCTTTTAGAGCTTGCTCTAGTTGCTTAGTCGTAAATCCCCAGCCATAAGTCCACATATCCAAACCACTGTCCTTAGCAGCTTGTAATCTATTGCTTGCTACCTGAGATCCCTTATCCAGGATAAATTGTTCTGGTGTCATACATTCACCCCATCAATTAACTGCTGTATGTTCCGTGGAATTGGCATACCTTCACGTCTACACATCTCTACATATTCGTGTGGATTATCAAAAGGATCTGGTCCTAGCTCGGTTGTGAGCTCAGGTTCTTTTTCCTTAGCCTTAAGCTTTTGCACTGGTGCAGGTTTACGACCATTGATCTTTAAGCGCTGCATGAGTGAATTGAGATGCTTTTGTGCTTCGTCATTAGAAACAGGCTTATGCACCTTCTGCTCATTTTTATGCACTAACAAAATTGGCTCTTGGTACCATGCTTGGGCTTTACCCTTCAGTTGAGCTTCGGCCTTGTACTCGTCATAGACTTTGATAAATTCCATTTTGGCTTTGTACATTTCACCGTCTTGGATAAGTGAATAAACCTGATCTAAAACAAACTTGGCCAAGGTAGTGATTTCTTGGTTTAACTCTGTGCCATCAGGCAATTTCACCTTCTTGTGATGAGTAATTTGTGTGTATTCACAAGCTTTAACCCAAGCCTTCTCTGCACTCCACCAGTCATCACCCATACACATGCCACGGAATTCAGCGAAGTTAGGCATGTAACGGTCAGTGCTTGCGTAAAACAGCGCTAAGCCCCTTTGAAGCTGGTTCGGTGTTACTCCAAATAATGCTTTAGCAAGTTGTTGTTCAACGATTTGCATTGGAACTGCATTCTTGCCTTCAACTGGAAAATTCTTGTTGAATTGAACCGCGTACTTGGTTCTGTATGCTGCAATCAGTTCTTTCAAATAACTTTCAAATGGTGCTAGTTCAGTCATGATTAATAGCCTCCAAAATCGTGCTGTACTGGCGTTACATCAATCACATTTGAACGATTGCTTTCAGCGTACATTTGAGTGAAATAACCTGGTTCTTCAGGAATGTTTTGAACATGTGTGTTTTCTTGAACTTGATTTTGTCTTGGAGCAAATACACCTTGGTAATTTCCAATAATTGAGTTTTCAAGAGATTGATTAGCCAAAGGACCAAACGATTGAAGTTTTTTAAGGATTAACTTCACTGCATTTTCAGAAAGTGGTTTTTTAATGCTGATACGCATATCAACAAAATTGTTCCACAGGTCTGGATCTATAGATTCAGGTAGTTCAACCAAACGTGGATTAAATTCATTTGGTTTTTCTGATTTAGGTTTTTCAGAAACAGACTCACTTTTTTTATTTATTTTTTTAATACTTTGAGAGTTGTTTTTGATAGTGATACTTTGTGTGTTAAAAATTTTTACTAGTAGCGGTAAAATATTTTTACTAGTCTGGTTAAAATTTTTTACTAGCAGTGGTAAAGAATTTTTACTAGTTTGACCGTAAATTTTAGGCAGTAAAAATTTTTTACTAGGGAATTTAATCACCAAACCAACGCTAGTATCGTTACCTAATTTGAAGGTATTTCCATGTACAGTGCTTGGTTGTTCCACGACTAAACCAACCTTAATTAGCTCATTTAGGCACTTAACAACCGTTGGTCTACTCTTTCCTGTAATTTCCTCAAATTGAGACAAAGAGATGGAATCCATCTCCTTATTCCAGCCACGAGTTTTACGGCAAATAACCAAGTAGATTTTGCATGATGCATCAGAGATTTTATTTAAAACCTCATCTACAAATGCATTTGGCACTTGAAAGGAATTTGGTACAAAACTACTCATGTGATTTTGCCTCCAACTTGACTAGGCCGCGCATTTCTAACTGACGAATAATTCTTGGTTGAATAAATTCGTTGTTGATTTTGTAGCGTGTGCGTGACTTTTCCTTCACTTGAATCAGCTTGTGACCATTTTCCATAAGGCGACGAACCGCAATAGCTTGCCCCCCCATATGGGTTAATTCTTCAAGCTGATAAAATCTTTCCTGAGCCTCAATTGCGGCATTCATAACCGAAAGTGGCATTGCTGCTAATTCTTTGGCTGAATAGATCTTTACCGGTTGCTCAAGCGGAATAACCACCTCTAGTGGTGTGGTGGAAACAGACACATCCTGTTTTCTTCTTGCTGCGTATCTCATTTTTCACCAACCTTTGGCTTAACATAGCCTCCAAAAGAATCAATCAAACACGCCTTTGATAAGCTGGTTACAATCTGCTGCGCTAACCACTGTGTTATGCGAAATTGACGAGCCATAGCCTCTGAAAATTCAACTTTGGTTACCGCCGCATTATTTTCGTCATAGCCTTTATTGCGTAAATTTTGCTTTTTCACCTCAAATAGGTGCCCAAGTACTCGTAATGCAGGTTCATAAAAAGACTGGATTTCACTTTGCTGGCGAGAGTCTTTAATTTGCTGTGTAAAGCTACTCATGACACCTCCGCTAATGCATGCTCAGCATTTGTTAAACGGCGTTTAGCGTTGAGTTCTGCGACTGTTGCATGGCGTATGTATCTAGTACCTGATGTCCAACCATTCCCCTTGATGTCAGTCATAGAGACATGATCACCAAGAAAGTCACTTTTTATTTCTGTGATGCAAAAAATACTGTCGCTACCAAGTGGCCACATAATGTGGTCTTGAATAACCACCATGTCTCCCACAATAAATTCTTGTAAGTTGCCTTCAGGCTGTTGATTTGATAAATTAGTTTGCATATTCAGTTCCTCTAGCCAGTAATTGAATTAACTAAGCCTGATCCACGAAATCAGGCTTTTTTAATATCCAAGCTTTTCCTTTTGACCACTGATTTCGTCATGAAATAAGTCGTCAACTGTTTCAATACGGTTCATCCAGCTTTTAGACATGACTAAAAGTGCAGCAACCCGTTCTTTATCAATGCTTTGATAATCTTTAGGTACGACTTTCAAACCTAAGCAACTCAAGAGTTCGCAAAAGCTTTCAATTTCAGTCAAGCCATTATTTTTCTTGTCGTTTTTCATGCGCGACAATGTGCTTGCGTCTACATTTAAATGTTCTGCAATTTCTACATTTTTATTTGTTGCAAGTGCCTGCAAAATTCGAGATACGTCATTTCTGGCACTTGCAGATAGATCGACTAATAATTTGCTCATGATGTTTCCTAAGCTGTTTTTGATGTACCTAAAAAGAAATCAAATAGGCTTTCGTGAGTTAATTTTTGATTGCTTGCGTCAACCATTTTTTGAATGGTTTCCATTCTTGGTTTTTTGCGAGCATGGATTAAATGGGTTTCCATGTATCCATATGAAACTTCTGCTTCTTTGCAGAACTTGAGACGGTCACTCTCACTTAATCCTCGCCAATAGCTATGAAGAGTAAGCATAAATACACCTCACTGGTAATTTTATTTAATAAATATACCCACAAGGTAAATAAAATACAACCTGTAAGGGTATTTATTTTTTCTACCCATTAGGTATTTTTGAGTTCAGCGCTAGAGGTGAATTGAAAAATGAGTGAATTAAAGACTATTCATGAAATTAGACTTGGTAATACAAGGAAATTAATGAAGGAATCAGGACTAACTCGTTCTGAATTCGCCGAAAAAATCGAAATGGCTTATGGTCTGTTGAGCCAATACATTGGTAAGAATCCAACCAAGAATATTGGTGATGAAACTGCTTTAAAAATTGAAGAAGCGTTTAATAAGCCTCGTGGTTATTTAGATCAATCTGATAATCAAAGTGAACTTTCAGAGCAATCGGAATCTGTTTCTGGTTTTAAGCAAATTGATATAGAAGCTTTTAAGAAAAAATATAATATTCCAGACAGTGAAGATGCAGTTCTTTTCTCAAGAACTGTGGAGAAACCTTTTGTAATTTCAAAAAGATGGGTACCAGTAAAGGTTTACAGTAAAATGGGGATGGACGGTTATTTTACAGATATGGGATATGACGGTAATGCAGGAGATGGATATGTTCCAACCCATACTGCAGGAGATCGCTCATACGCAATTAAAGGAACTGGCGACTCTATGTACCCTGCTATTCGTAATGGCTGGTATGTTGTTTGCGATCCAGATGCAGAACTAACACCTACAGAATTTGTTCAAGTTTGTTTAAAAGATGGCAGGTGTACTATTAAAGAGTTTATTGGAATACACAATAATGTTTTAAATCTATTAGCAGTTAATGGTGGTGAAAGACTTACTTTTGACATGGAAGAAGTTGAAAGTATAACTGCAATTACTGATATCGTACCTCCAAGCCAGCATAGACAACATCATCCACAAGCCAATTAATGAATTAATTAACTAAGTTATAAGCCCACATTTTTGTGGGCTTTTTATTAACTAATATAAATTCCACCCCAGAAGTAAAAAATTATTAATTAAATTTCACCTCACAGGTATTTACTTTATTTTACCTTACAGGTATATTTTTCTCACAGACAACAAAAAAGCACATCGACTCTCTTACCTTCCGATGTGCTTTGCAAACTGCGAGATAAGTATGAACGCAAAAACAAACCCTTTCAACTCATTTGCATTTGTCAGCATGGCTGCACTTGCAATATCAGGTGGTTCTTTAGTCGCTTGCCAGCTTCAACCAGCTATGCAAGAACAAGAACACGTTTCTTTCTTTACACCTAAAACACAGCCAAGCACTTACGGTGTTTTGACTGCAAAAATTACAGGTAAACGTTCTGGCGTTGCTGTAATTAAGTTAGATAGCTTCCGTGTAAACGTGAGTTTTGATTTTGAAGCTCATCCAGACAGCTACGGCGTGCCCGGTTCAGAGTTTACTGCTGTTGATATTACTCAACTAACAGTAAATGAAATCACTGACATTAACGGCAAGTCATACAACGATTTCACTGAATTCGAAGACATTCGCAATATCAATGCAATTCTAAAAGGCTTCATCGAACGTAATAAGTTGGTGGAGGCTGATCATGTCTAACTTTAAAAAACACCCTGATGGATACAAGTCTTTCTTAGGTCTTGACCGTTCAACAAGCCTCTACTCTGTCCGCATTGGCTGGCAAGTATATGCGTCAAATGCTAATGGCTCAGTTCTTTACAAAGTTAAAGGCGAAGTTAAGACGCCTTTAGATGTGGCCAAGTTCCAATCTGACTATCCAAAAGTTTGGGAAGTACTCACAGATGAAATTGATTTTCAACGCCGAAAGCAGCTCGCAATAAAACTGCGTGAAACCAACATCCCTACTTATGACCGCAATAACTATAAGCGTTCTCGCGGCTTCACTGGCTCAAGATAAGGATAAGAAAAATGACAGTTTTCTTTAAAAAGGCAGAACGCAAAAATGCGAAATTGCGCTTAGCTATTGCTGGTCCTACTGGATCAGGCAAAACGTTCACGGCATTAGTATTGGCCAAAGGTATTGGAGGCCGTATTGCCGTTGCGGATACTGAAAATAGTAGCGCTGAACTATATGAGGATTTGGTGGAATTTGAACACGCAAATATTCAGCCTCCATACACTCCTGAAAAGTTTATTGAAGTCATCAAAGCTGCTGAAAAGGCTAATTTTGACACCTTAATTTTAGACAGCATCACTCATGAATGGTCTGGTGTAGGTGGGTGTTTAGAAATTGTTGATCAATTAACTTCTTCTACATTCAAAGGTAATTCTTGGGGTGCATGGAGCCAAGTAACTCCACGCCACCGTAAATTTATTGATGCAATGCTGCAATCAAGTATCAACATCATCGTGACCATGCGTTCAAAAATGGAAACCATTCAAACCAACGATAACGGCAAAAAGAAAGTCGAAAAAGTTGGAATGAAAGCTGAACAGCGTGATGGTATTGAATATGAGTTTACGACTGTTCTTGATTTAACACATGACAATATTGCTGTCGCAACTAAGGACCGTTCTCGACTATTTCTAGATCCTCGCCAGCTAGGCGAGCAAGATGGCGTTTTGCTTAAGCAATGGTTGCTATCTGGATCTGCAAATGCCTGTATCAATGGAAATCAGTATTTAGAGCTTGAACACCTAATGAATCAAGCTGGAATTGATATTGCTAATTACTGTGCAAAACGTGGACTTAATAGCCTGCATGATGTGAAACAGCAAATTTATGAAGAGACTTGTGAAAGCATTAAAAAAATCATTCAACGTAACCAACTTGCTCAACAAGAAAACGAGCAGCAACTCATTAAGCAACAAGAACAGACTCTAGAAAATGAATATCAGCTCGCTTTGAAACACATCGAGGCAGCTATTCGTATAAGTGACTTAGATTACCCAGCTAATTACTTCAAGGGCACTAAGTTTGAACAAAACATTTTAAACGCCTGCACAGCTAAATCAGATATGGAAGGATGGTCAGCATGAATAATCTAATTACTGCAGCTGAAGCTTTTGCAGCACTTCAAAAAGGTAAAACCGTTCTGTGTCGTCCGGTTGGAGATATGTTGGACTTTGCAGAATTGGATCAGTTTCCTGCTTCTGTGTTTGGTAAACCGGGTTTTGAATTCTGCATTAAAGCTGAATTAATGGAACTCGCAGGTATCCAATTTACAAAACCTTTATTAACTCATGAAGTTGAGGAGGATCAAGAAATCTTTATTGTTATGCCAACCCGAATTGTAAAGGCTAAATTTAATCCTGAAAATTGCGAGATTTTTTATAGCGTAATGAATGGTTTCGCTCAGGCAGATGCAGACAATGCAGTACTTCAGCTAAAAGCCTTAGGGGCGACTTTTGGTCAGGATATTGACCATATTGAGGTTGAAGAAGGTCTTATTGAACAACCAAAAAAACAACGGAGCAAAAAGGTAAAAACTGAACAGACAGCTATAGCAGAAAAGCCTTCTGAAGTTATTGCCGAAGCAAAACAGCCCACAATTGTTATTACTGAACAAACTAATGTCACTACTTCTGAGGATGTACTAGCTCCAGTAGCTAATGAACTTAAGGCAGATCCTGAATATCAAAAGACACTTGATACTCTACTCCAGCGAGTGCGTGAGTCTAAAACACCTGCAGAAGTAAATGCTGTTTATCGTTACGCACGTACATGGACTGACGAACAAACAAAGCCCCTTCTGCTTGCTACTCATAAACGGTTAGAAGAACTGGCAAATATAAAACCAGTAGAAAGCGAACCACCATCATTAATGGTTCAGATCCAAAATGCACCTGACCTAATAACATTGGATGCTCTAGAAATAGATGTATCTGCGCGTGATCCACAGATTCAGCCAAGACTGATGGACTTTGTTAAAAAGCGCCGCTTTGAATTAGAAAATCCAGCAGATTCTCGAACAGAAGCTGAACCTGATTATTTACTGGAGGAACCATTCTAATGGGGAAACAGACTACTCCAGAATTTCTATTCGAACCAAAGCTGCTACCCCAGCAGCTTTTCGAAAAGTTCGTAGTGTTCAACGTAAATGCTGGTTATCGCGGTAAAGGGACACCGCACGGCGTAAACCTTACAAAAGGCAACAAAGCCACACTCTCTTTGAACAATGAGGGTGTCATGAACAAAGCAGCTCAAGAGCGATACAAGTTAATGCTTTTGAAGTATTTCAAAGAAGGTCGCTCAGCAATGGATGAGCTGGATCATGAAGTTAAACGTATTTATAGAATGGTGGCTTAAATGACAATTAATGAATATGAAGCATTCTTAAAATGGCATTTCGAAAGCTGGAAATTGCATTGTGCTGATTCAGATACTGTTGATGAAGCCAGAAAAATTTATGAACGGATTTATCAGAATGACAAGCCAATACATTTAGCTGAACGCGAACGTGGTTTTATGGCTTGGCAAGCAGCCAAAGCTCAGGCGGTGCCTGAGTGGACTAGTGTTAATGATAGTCTTCCAGCCTATGAAGAGTTGGTTTTAATAAAAACTAACAAAGGGACTGTTCAGGGTTATCTATTTCAGGATGAGGAGTACTGTGAAATGAAAGGTGAATACTTGAAATATGATGGCTGGCAAGATGATTTCCATGATGACTTTATTGAGTATGAGGATGTAACTCATTGGATGCCATTTCCTAAGGCACTAATCAAATCGGGAGCTGAGGGATGATTAATCAATTAACACCAACTGAGATTATCAGAGATGAAATGGGTTGTTGGGCACATCCTGAATATCTCAAATACTTAGATGACAATCATGCTAATCAAGAATGGTTGAGTCAAGGCGAATGGGATCAACTTAAGAAGCACTTCAATATTGTCACCGTTCGACTTTATTTAGAAGGGAGTGTTTCTGACGATCTATTTTTGGAAATTATGGACTCATCAGACTTATCTAAATGGGATCCAGTAGCACCACATGGCTTTTTCTTAATGGATATAGGCTTTACTGAAG